GTGCAAGCGTAACCCATGCAAATGTCCTCTAGACGAGTTGCATTATCAATTGTAATATGTTTATAAAATTTATGACCAACTTCTTCGTTCTTTGCTCGAATCGCCTGAGCAATTTGACCAAGATCTTCTATCGTGCGTGCTTGTACAGCCATAGCATCAATAAAAGTAGAACCTCCTTCGAGGTCTATAATCAAATTGTTAGGTATCTGAGCAACACAGCTGGTCTTTCCTGATTTCGGCAGTCCATACAGTATGAGATACTGAGGATTAACCGAAGTCGCAGGAACTGGTTGTGTTGGTAGTACTAAGCTCATAATTATACTAAATTATTTCTTAATTGTAATCTTCAGACCATCAATATAAATCGTAGCAATAGTCTTCTTGAAACTATCGGTCATGCCATTAATAAAAATGGGGTTACCGAACTCGTAGAAGTAATACGTATTAAAACCAATCGTGATATAATCATCAGTCAGGTAGAAAGGAGTACCATCTGCGAGATAATAAATCTTATCCTTAATAAAGGGGCAGTTGTTAGTAAACTTATAACCATTGAAGAACTTATAAATATCGCTCATATCGAACGTATTTGTAGTCTTACCATTAATCTTAATCTTAATGGTCTCCGTCTTAGGAGTACTATTAGTAAACAACCACGGGTTCTTCTCCTTTATATCAGCATTGATAAGATCATCAAGAATCTTAGAATAGTTTGTACTGGTATTGCCACAAAAGGTATTGTTAATCTTGTTATTATCCTTAAGAGAAAAAGTATACTTTGTCATAATTCAGCCTTTCTTTTAAAACGTTAATACTAGTCTGATGCATTAACATTCAATGAGGTTGTTGAACATTAGGTCGTTCTCGAATTCGAGTATGCAAGGCTTACCAGCATCTCTATTCTTTAGGATGTGCACGTATACCTTGTTTTGAGTAGGTAAATGATTTGGACCATATTCTAAGATGTTCAAAATCTCTGGTCGATGTAGAGCCATGACATAATCACTGCCTTGGAAAATTGCATCAGACGATGAAAAATCGCTACGCATAGGATAATGCGACAGCGGATTATTAATCCTTTCAGGAGCTTCTATATTTCGATTCATCTGAGCAATCTGTATAACAGATGTCATAGGCAATTTCTTGACCTGAATGAAAACACGTTGTAACTCTGCAATCGTTTCCAGTACGGTCCCGATCGGTTTGGTTAAGAGAGCATGGTCATATAGTATGACGAAATGCTTTCCTGTACCTTTTACATACGTATTATAGAAATTAAATACAATCTCTTGAACTTGCATGGGAGTAGTAGGACTATCTACAAAATAGATAGGATACTCCTTTAGCTGGTTACATACTTTAATGACCTGAGCAAAAGTGCTGTCATCAAGGCTCGTTTCCGAGCTATACAAAGTCGAAGTCGTTTTCCTGAGCTTATTAGAAAGCGTCCTTCCAACTTGCCTAAATGCTACCATCTCTAATGAGAAGTTCAGAATTATTATATCCCTAGAAGGATTTAGCTCTATCAAATCAGTTTGGATTGTGTTCACAAGTGAACTCTTTCCTGTTCCAGAAATGCCTCCAAATGTATAAATAGTATTAGGTTCAATACCACCCATACATTGCTTATTGAACTTCTTCCACCTAGTCTGTAAAGATACCACATCGTGATTCTTTCGACCTTCTACATAGTTTATAGCCTCTTGGGCTACAACTCGCATAGGTCTTACAAGATTAGATAAGTTCTGTTCCATAAGAGTTTACAGCTTGTTTAGTTGTATCCTGCATTTCTTCCTCAATCGCTTCCCACTGTGAACGTGTTAACCAGTTCCACATTGTCATCATATAGCCTAGAGAACCCTCTCGCATACGCTTTGAAACTTCATAATCTAGACATTTAATTAAATGCTCCGCCATTGCAGAACTTCTCCCACATTTACTGTTGAAGAAATGACGGCACTTGTTAACATTAGCTCGTAGATAAGATTTACTCCCATCTGCTCGCATAACATACACTGGGTACATATCATAAAACACATCGAAATAATCTTTCTCTGGTTTAACCGAGGATATAAGTTTATCCGTTGGCTGATATGTAATTGACTCACTGCTCTCTATCGCAGTTACTAGTTCTTGAGAAACTAAGTATGATATGTCTTCGTCGCTTATAAGGCTGACAATTTTGCGGACGTCTTGATATTTTGGTTGATTCTTACCCAATATCATACTTAGGAATATTAACTGATTTGAATTGAGACCTGGAAACGCGTCCAGGATTTTAGTATCTACTTCAATAATCATATTAAAATAGTTCTAGTTGTTGTTCAGTAAAGTCAGAAATAATCTTCTTGGCTTCGCTGATATAGTACCTGTAGTTAATCTTTCGACCTTCTACAGTAGTATCGTATAACTGATTCAAGATTGTTACTCCTGATTTAGTTAGCATATTTTCTTTATCACGTCCACTATTTGGGTCATATTTAAATAAATATGCTCCATCAGTAGATGCGTAGAATCTATTAATGCGTTGCACTTGATTTTCCGCGTGCCACACTTCAAACTTCTTATCAACCTGTTGGCTCATAAGGAAGTCCCTGATGTCTCCATCAGATTTAATAAATTCTTCAATTGGTTCTCCTTTCACGAAGTAGTTTATTACAGCCTTCGGTATTACTACCGGAGCAAGTCCTTTGCCTAACTTGTGTTTAGTAATAAACATACCTTTTTCTTCTATCTCACCATCTTTTAAGACACCAAAGTAGTCATTAATAGCGTACTGATAGAATGCTTCATACTCGTCAGATTCAAATTCCAGTCTAGTAAGGTCTTCCACCTCCTTAATAGCATCTGAAATAGCCTGTTTAAGGCCCTTTTTAGCCTTGTAGACGACTCCATCTGTATTGCACTGAATAATTTCACATCCAAGTGCTAAAAGCCTGTCTACGAGCAAAAGAAGTATCAATTGGCCATTAATGCGTATTTTAAACACATTAAATGGATCGTACATCCAACTAACCTCTTGTTGCATTTTGCCTGTAGGTGAATTAAGCACAATCTTAAGGAACATGTTCTTAACTTTCTGACCTGTATGTTTTGCTTCTAGTCTTTCGACTTTCAATTGGGCAAACAATTCGCAAAATAATTTTCCCAAATGACGAGGACCCCATTGATATTCAATGAGCAAGGACGGGTACATTGACGCCACATCAGCGTGCCCAATCACCTCATCATCTTTTGGGAGGAATATTTTAGGAGTATGAATAGTATGGATACCTCCAACTCCTATAGAATATACCACATTCGAGAGAACAAACTTCTTCTCGTAGCCTTTTCGCTCCTTAGAGTAAACTACCTGTTCCTTCATTTCCTCTAAG